CCCCGGTACATCGAGTGGCCCTTGAACACCACGATGCCGTTCTGGAATTCGGTGACCGCAGTGACCCCGCCTGGAGTATCGACAAACTGGGCGAAGCTGCACTGGGTGACCTGCGGATTGATGCGCCAGTCGGTGTGGTCGCCGATGGCCGACCAGGCGAGGATGTCCCGAGCGCCAGTGACCGTCGAGAAGTTGCCCACGTCGCCCAGGAACACGAAATTGTTGGCGACGCAGCAGACCCGCGCCCCCGGTGCTGCGGTCCACGCCGGATTGCCCAGATCGGAGAATAGCGTCCCCCCGGTGATATCCAGCGCACTGCGTTTCTGCGCCGTCACCCCTCTATTGCAGGCGACGATGATGTCGCCAAAGGCGCAGAAATCGAAGAACCCGTAGGCATCCTCCGGGTACTGGTACGGCAAAGCGCCCAGCGCGTAGTCGCCGGGCCGGGAGACGTTGACAAAACCCACCCCGGTGCCAGTGTTGGGGACGCTGATACGCTTATTGGTTCCCACCAGCAGGATGCCTCCGGGGATCGAGTTCCAGCGACTGCCAAAGTAGGCATTGGGGAAAGTCTCCCCGGCAATCGGCACATACACATAGCCGTTGGGGTCCGGCCCGAAGGTGCATTCCGAATGCACCGTGTAATAGCCGCCGTTAGGGTCCGGCAGCATCTCGCTGACGCCGACCAGAATGCCCGGTGTGCGCGGGTCGAGGTCCGGCCGCCAGTCAAGCATCCCAACTCCGCAGGCGTCCGGTCCTCGTGCTTTCCTGGGTCTGCAACTGCAGGCCCCGGAACAGGTCGCTCTCCTGTTTGTCGAGCATCCCCGCCCAGCCCATCGTGTCCTGCGAGGTCGGCATGAACTGCCCCACCAGCAGCTTCTTGGCACGGGTGCGGATCAGTTCCTCGGCCTCCTTGGTCCACATGTTTTCCACGGCGGAGCCGGTGGTCTCGGCCGGGACCGTGAACAGGTAGTACTGGGTCAGCGTGTAGACCGCATCCGGGGTTGGATACAGCCGGTAGGCCTTCTGGTACAGCGAAAAGCAGTACGGCGATCCGCGCTGGCTGACCGTGGTGTAAAGCTCGTCCATCTCCCGTGGCGAAATCTGCCGCAGCGGGGTGAAGGTGTTGTTGACGGTGATCACCAGTGAATCAAGCTGCACCAGGTCGGTCGGCCAGTTGTAGTCGGGCGTCCCGGCGATGGTCGGCAGCACCGCCTTCTTTTCATTGAACCAGAACCGATACCGCGAGTAATGACTGATCGCGTCGTTGATGTAGTCGTCAACCACGCTGGCAATATCATCCCGGTGAAGCTCAGAGATGATCCGCGCTTCCATCTGTGCAAAGGTCGACATGCGCCCTCCAAAACACCGCCAGCGCCAATGTCCCGGCGCTGACGGTCACCCGAAAACTACAGGTCGTTGTTGGGCACGAAGGCGATCATGATGATCCCCGCTCCCGTCGTCGGCGCTCCGGTGATGCCAGCCAGGTTGGCCTGGATCTTGGTATCGACCGCGACCACCGGGCTGATGTTGACGCCTTCGTCCAGCGGCACCTGGCCCAACGCCGCCACCGACAGCGCCGTGCCAAAGTTATCCTGGCCGGGATCGGTCGAGGCGCCGATGTTGATCGCGTTCGCGGTGCCGTTGAAGATCTGCGTCACGAACACCCCCGATGCCGAGTACACGATCAGCGATCCGGCGGGGATGGTCCCCACGTCGACCACGCCACCCTTCAGCGTGTAGTCAATTCCACGGCGCAGGTAATGCACCATCTGCTGGTGAAAATTCCGCGCATTGGTTCCCACTACTCCTGTCGTCATCTCGGTCTCCTTAGTGCGCGACGCCATAGGTGGAGATCGTCATTGCGCCGAAATCCACATTGTTGAACATGATCTTTTTCAGACCCCAGATCATCCCGGCGCTGACGCCCAGACGATTTTTATAGTCAAAGAGTTCTTCGACCCAGCTGATCTCCTGACCGCCATCGCCCCCATACGCAAACACGGCGGCTTGTGCGCCGCAGAACGCGGCACGCTTCACCACGCTGCGTGCCACACCGGCATTCGTTACGCCATCCGTAACGCGCTTGTCCATGTGGATGATGGTGCCGTTGTATTCGCCCAAAGCCCCGGTGTAGATCGGCGATTTCGATCCTTCGCCACCCTGCAATGCAGCTTTTTGAATGTCGAGCCACTGGCCTGAATTCGTATTCGTCCTGAGGTCGTAGACCTGGTATGGATGCAGGAAAATCACCCATTTTTTCTCGCCGCCGATATTCAGCGGCCTGATGGTCGGCGACAGTGTCGATGCGCGTTCGACTGCGACATCGATCAGCTTCAGCGTGAACACGTCGCCCACCCCCAGCGTCGTATCGTCGGTGATGCTCGTACCCGCCCAGATCCGGCGCGTGGTATCGGGGGCGATCACCGCCTGGTTGCCGGTGAAGCGCACGTCCGTCTGTGGCGTGTAACCGCATACCTGGTTGAAGAATGCAGTGTCGATGCGGTCGCTCCACCAGTCCTGGAGACCCATCTTGTTTTCGTTGCGGATGCTGAAGGTGACCCGCTGCTCAGACATCTTTCCTGCCGAGCGTGTGGCGTGCCGCAATTGGTCGATGATCACCGAATCGCTGTAGGTGGTCAGTGCCTCTTCGTTGCCTTCCAGCGTGGTATCGCCGAGGACACCGGCCTGCGTCAGTTGCATCCGCAGGCCCACCGTGATGCGGTCACCGGCGCTCTTCGACAACTCGTCGCGGACGTGGATCAGGCTCGATGAGGTCGAACCCATGAACTTATCCGCCTTCGTTTCTTTCAACGCATCGACAAAAAGTTTCTTTGCCCACGCCTTGACTGTCAACGGATCGTTGACCAGGAAACTGGTATCAGCCATTTCGTTTGCTCCAATGTGGTTGTGAGAAAAGTTCCCATCACTCACGCTGGATGGAAGCGATCCTCACCTTCACGTCGGTGAGCAAACGATCTGGGCCTTTACGCCACCCCGGCGATCTCCCTGCTTTATTTCCAGGCGATGTCCAAAACCTCTTCGGACCCGCGCCTATTGTTCAGCCGCCCATCGCGGCCTTGAAATCATCATCACTCATCCGCGCCAGTTGCGATGGAGTCATGTTGGCAATCTGCCTGACACTGTACTTGCCCCGACCCGACCCGCCGCCGCTGGGCTTGCTTGCCTTGTAGCCCTCGTCATGCATCCGCTCCGCATCCGCCGCCTTCGGCTGATAGCCCATCGCCTGCGCCATCGCATACGCCATCGACGCCGGGTCCTGGCCGCGCTGCACCCACTGCGCCGCCATGTTCCGCGCATCGTTCACCGCGATCCCCCGCGCCTGGTCCTCCTCCCACCCCGCTGCGCTCAACTCCTTCGTTCGCCGGTTCACCGCAAAGGTCAGCGCATCCTGGTAGTCGGGGTGCTGCGCCCGGAACTGCTCCTCGCTGCCCGTCACCCGCTGTACGAACTGCTGCACCGCTGCCGTCTGCTGCGATTCCTGCGCGTACCGCTGCTGCGCCTGCCAGTTGGCCTGATCGCGCTCCCACTGCTGCCGTCGCAGGGCCTGGATCTCGGCCTGCGTCTGGTCGGCCTGGTGCGCCATGTAGCCAATCGGGTCTTGCTCCTTGTCCGGCGGCGGTCGCCGGGTCTGCGCCTCCAGTACCTGCTGCATCCGCTGCTGCGCCACCTGCCACTCCTGGTCGCGCTGGGCCTGGATCTGCATGAACTGCTGCAACTGCGCGTCCTTGGCCTTGGCCTCCGCCTCCCACTGCCGCCGCTCTGCCCGTAGCCGGGTCACTGCCCCAACGGCAACGACCGGATCTTCCCGCTTCCCACCCTCGTGGTCATCATCATGCTCTGCTGTCGCCGGGGACTGGCCCTCGACGGTCGGTGCTTCCGGTGAAGTCGCCTTCACCTCCTCTGTTGTGGGCGGATTCGCCGCCGCTGCGATCTCACTCAACATGCTGCCTCCTTCGTATGCTTGATCAGTAATATGAGTCCGTTGCTTGCGGTAAAGGTCTCACTACTGTCGTTGCCTGCCTTGCCGATTTCCAGCGCCGCCGCGTACTCCACCCAGGCATCGACCATCTTGTCGCGGAACCACTCGCTGTCACTCAGATCCTGCGTACAACTGACGGTCACCGTCCGCTTCACTGCAACGGCCCCGGCACCGGCTGCTGCGCCTGCTGCATCGCCGCCGCCTGCTTCACCAATTCCGCACGCTGCTTCTGCTGCTCTCCATGCACCTTCAGGCCCTGCAATTCCATCGCCATCTGATGCTCCTGGGCCTTCCACTGCGCCTGCTGCTGCGCCATCTGCAGGTCCATCTTCTTCAGTTCCAATTCCATGCCTTTCATCTGCGCCGCCGTCTGCTGCGACGCATGTTCGGCCTGCAGTTCCAGTTGCTTGAGTTGGATATCGGCCTGGGCCTTGGTCTGCGCCACTTGCGCCTTGGCCTGCTCACCCTGCGCCACCGCCTGCGCCATCTGTACCTGCGGGTCGGGCTGCTGCGCCTTGGACTGCTTTGCCGCCGCGATCTGCTTCTTCCACGATTCAGCCAGCCCCGACGGGATCGGCGCATAGTCCAGAGCCTCTTCCGGCACCGGCCCACCGGCCTGCATCACCATCGGGCTGATCTTCATCAGCGCATCGAAGGTCTTCGCCTTCATGTCCTTGCTGGTCGGGGCCACGTCGACGATCACGTCGTACTCCAGCACCCCGCGCTGCTTCAGGAACGGCTCGTACTTCTCGCCCAGCGGACCCGCCACCAGCACCAATCGCCCGTCGGCCATGTACTCGATCAGGAAGTGCGCCAATAGCCTGCCCTGCTGCTTGCGGTACTGGCGCAGGGCGTCAAATAAGGTCGCGACATTGCCCATCCCGGCGTTGGATCGCGCCTCCTCGACCACCCCCGGCTGCATCCTCTCGGTCATCCCCAGTTGCTCCAGCGGGATGCCGCTTGCATCGCGGATCGAGGACACCGAAAAGGTCAACAGGTCTTCGATGGACTTCGGATACTGCGGGACCGGCTTGGGCGTGATCTTGCCGCCACTGATCGCCCCCGCATTGACCTGGACAACACCGTCGGTCTTGGCCCAGTTGTCCTCCAGGTCCTTGATGTCGGCAACCGCACCCTCCTCGACCAATATCCCGCCCTTGGCGTTGGTATTGATGATGTGCAGCAACTGACTGAGCATCTTGTTGGCATACCGCTGGGGGTCTTCCATCACCTTGACCACCCCGAAAAACGTGCCGGTGGCATGGTCGCGATAGCCGGTGATCGCGTTGTAGACGAATTCGTACTGGCAGGGGGCGTCCGAGACTTCCAGGATCTGCCTGCCGAGCAGGAAGGCCTGCTTGTAGACCACCTTGGTCCGGCGCTTGCCCAGCAATGGCTTGCCCAGTTGCAAGCTGCGCTCCTGCGCGATCTGGTACTCCTCGTCCGACAGTTCGATGTCGGGCGGTTTCTTCGGCCGTGGCGGGGGCGGCGGTGGGCTGGGAGGCATCGGAGGCATCCCACCCTGCCCCCCCGCTCCCATAGGCGGTCCTGGTGGCCGCATTCCGGGCGGCGGCATCCCTGGTGGTCCACCCATTCCCATCGGGGGTGGCCCCGGAGGTGGTCCCATACCGCCTGGTGGCGGTCCTGGTGGCCGTGGCATCCCCCCGCCGGACGGCATCATCCCCGGTTGGGGTGGCCCCGGCGGCAATCCTGGCGGTGGGCCGGGTGGTCCCATCGGCGGCGGTCCACCCATCGGCGGTCCATTCATCCCCGGCGGCGGCATCCCGCCCATTGGCGGCATCGGAGGTGGCATCGGCGGAGGGGTGGGGTCCGGCACCATCCACACCGTCTTCGGTTCCTTCCAGCAGTAGTGGATGATCAGCCTGGTGCCGTCCGGGGCCGCATCCACCGCGCTCTTCTCATACCAGGGCGCTCTGCTGGCATCGTGCGGCGTGGTATCCGGCAGGCCGTCCACCTGACCGCCAATCAACTCCGCATCCGGCCACCGGCCCTTGATCGTCTCGTCATCCAGCCAGTCGTCGCAACTGACCCACTTCATGTCGCTCAGATTGCGCTTGATCGCCGCCGGATCGTAGTGGAACGCGAACGGGTCTCTGCGCGGCACCTCGATCATCCCCTCCGGGTTGGTGCAGTAGTCCATCTTGGTTTCGGTCCATCCGTAACCACAGATCACGGCATCGCGAAACGCATCCGACTCCTCGTCCTCCGCGTCGCACTGCTGCCGCGCCCACTTCGCGCCCTCGGTCAGCAGATCGTTCTTGCCCGAGTCGTCTATCGTCCTCGGTTTGTATTGGACTTCCTGCCGGTTGTTGGCCTCCGAGCCGCAGATGGCGTTGACCATGACGCTGATCCGGTTGAATGAAACACAAGGCTTGCGCTGCTCCTTGTGCGCCGCCTCGTCCTCCGCCGTCCACTGCTCACCGGCCACCATCGCATACCAGGTCTCGGCCTTCTTGCGCCACTCGGCAAGGTGCGTCTGGCTCTGCTTGCGCCGCTCCAGGATCTCCTCGACCAGATCCTCGTCGTCGCTGATGCTCTCGTCTACCGGCTCTTCGCTCAACATGTCAGTTGCTCCGCATCTCCGCCACTGTCCTGTCCGCTGCCATCCTCTCGGTCAGCGTCACCTCGGCAGTGTCCGCCATCCGCTTCATCATCTCCTCGTAGTGCAGGTCGGCAAGCTGCCACGCCCTGTCCACCACCGACTCGATGGGGGGCCAGGCTACGTCGGCAGCAGTGATCGCCACCAGCAACCGCTCCGCCAACCCCGATACGAACTCCCGCCGCGCCTTGCGGATCATCCGGTCGCTGACCGAGGTGTCGATCAGCTTCGCCTCGCCGTTGTACCTGCTTCGCGCCTCGCCCATCACTTCCCCTTCGCCTTCGCCTTCTCTTCCTTCGCCGCCTTCGCCGCCGCCTTCGCCGCCTCGGCCCGGTTGATCAGCAACAGATCCAACGCGCTGTCCAAGTCCTCGCCGTCGAGCGACCAGCGGCCGTCACGACTGGTGTCGCAGCGGACATAAATCTGCTCGTTGATCGACCCGTCGCTGTTCCTGACCTGGTCACGCAGGTATCGATACCGTTTCGAGTCCTGCATCTGGTCCTCGACCCCGCCACCCGCCTCGTCCTTCGCGTACCGCCGCTCAGCGTCCTGCTCGTCCTGGATCACTTGCTGCTTTGCTGTCGCCATCACACTCTCCTCTTCACCATCCAGTCGTTCTCCACCTGCCACCGATGCAGCCTCACCTGACGGTTCACCCGCGCCGCCAGCTTACGCATCTGCCGCCGGTAGAAGCTCACCGGCACCAACCTCTGCGGCAGCTTGCCGCTGGAGCAGTGCCTGCAATGCTTCCCGTCGTACTCCTTGCACAACCATAACCGCACACACTCGTTGCCGTCAGCGTCCCGGCAAGGAAACACATTCCCCTGCCAGATCCCATCCTGCGCCCGTGGCACGATCCGGTCCAGCAGGTTGAACACCCGCCGCGCATCCGCATCGCGCTTGTCGGCAGGATAGTAGATCACTTGCCGTACCTGCTTGCCCGTCGATGCTTCGCCTGCGCGTCGTCCATCCGCAGCGCATAGCGCCCACCCCGAGGCTGACTGTCGTCAGCGTTCAGGATGTACACATAGTCCTCGGTGAATGGCTTGCCGTCCAGGTCGGTGGCCGTCAGGTTCACCGTGTCCATGTTGATCACCGCAGTGATCGTCGCCGCCATCGCAGTGCCTTCCGGCGGCACCCGGATCGGCGCACCCAGCGAGTCGTACACCGGCTGGCCGTTGCTGCGGTGGAAGAATTGCAAGGGGTCGCCCACGTTCATTGCTTCCACGCCTCGGCCACCGCCTGCTCCAGCACCTTGATCTTCGCCAGCGCCACGTCGGTGTCGGTGCGGATCTGCTCCAGCTTCGTACCCAGCGCGTCGAGATCGCGCTGCATGGCATCGATCCTCTGCACCGTCCGCAGCAGCGCCGCATCGCGCCCCTGCGCCTCTACCTCGTCCCGGTTGTCTATCGTCATTTCTCCACCTTCGCCGCAAAGGCATCGAACCGCTGGCGCAGCGCATCCAGGTCATGCCAGATCCGCGATAGCCGAGAGTCATGCTCGACCTGCACCGACTTCATCACCACCATCTGCTGCTCCAACTCGCGCAGCCCCGGCCCTGCCTCGCCCTGCTCGTCCACTCGCTTCGCCATCACCATGCTCTCCAATATGCGCCAACGCTCCCGGTCCCACCACGCCACCAGGTCGCTGTCACCATGCAGCCCATCACCGTCGAGCTTCACGTCTTCGCCATCTTCCGCAGGGTCTCGGCACTACGCACCCGCGCCTTGATCTCCACCGGCCTGCCCTTCGCCATCACTACCTGCTTCTGCGCCCAGCGGTGCGGCTGATAGCCCCAATGCTCGACGTGGCATAGCTTGCAGACCGGCGCTTTCATGGCCCGTACTGCTTCGCCGCCCAGTCGAGCAGGATCTGCTTCAGCTTGGCCTCGGTCTGTTCGTTATCCGGCCGCGCCCACTTGCCGCCCACCTTGCGCGGCACCGGGGTCCGCGCCCTCATCCTGCGCCCATCCGGCAGCGTCAGCGCCATCTCCATCTGGAAGCCAAAATCGAACGTCTCCGGCCCTGTCCATACGAACTGCCCCGGCGCAGCCACCGCAGGCAGCGCCGTCACGCTGACACCCAGCGCAGCGCCCAGCGTACCGAGGAACCCGCGCCGGTTCATGCCGCCCACGCACTGGGTTCCGCCTTGCGCCGGTAGCGGTCCTCGGACTTCGATGACGACTCACGCGGCCAGATCAGATCCAGGTCCGGTTCGGCAATACGCGCCAGCGAGTCCATCATGTCGTCGTGCTGGCCGACAGGGAACGCGCAGTACTCCTGCTCGATGAAGTCACCCACCAGGTCTCTGACGACGCCCTCGTAGTCGGTGTAGTTCAGCGTCTGCGGCAGGTACACCCGGTTCTGCTCAAACAGCGGGATCAGCCGCCTGATCCGGTCGTTCTTGGGTGACTTCCCGGCGACGGGGGTGATATCGAAGCGATAGTTCTGCGCTTCCTGCACGGTCTTCAGGTGGGCGATGTCGGCCATCGCACCGTAGCTCTCGTACCGGACCTGCATCGGGCGCCACTTGCGGTGCAGCTTCATCAGTGCGCTGGCCCTCTCGGTGAGGTTCAGCCGGTCGCGGATGATGTCGAGGGCGTACATGTTCCTGTCCGCTGCCAGCCCGATGACCCACATTGAGGTGTAGTCGCTGCTCCTGCGCTTGCTGTTGGCGGCGTCGATCAGCAGCACCTTGTTCATCCCCTCGCCGGACCTGTTGTCGTAGTGCCGCAACCATTCCCTTTTGAACCCCTGCGTAGTGTCGTGCAATGGGTCTTGCATGATCTGGCAACTGAACGTGTACGGGCCGAGATCCTGGCGCTTCTCGCGTAGCTGCTCGATGGTCCAGATGGCGGGGTCACCATCAAGCGTCCCGTCCGAGGTCGCCAGGCGCATTCGTAGCGTCGCGGTGCCCCGCTGCAGGATGGTGGCGTAGGAATCGCTGCCGTGATACCTGGTACCGATGAAGCGGCGCTTGCCGGTCTCGCTGCCCAGGTTGTAGCTGAGTTCCAATGCCTCGGTGGTCTTCTGCATCATGTCGGGCGTGGTGACCGAGCTTTGGGTGACTACGTCGTCGTAGACCATCAGCGTGTAGTGGCGCCCGGTGGGCTGGCCATCGACCAGGCCGTGGGCCTCGATGGTGGATTCCTTGGGGTTGCCCTTGCGGCGGACGATCAGGCCGTCGTCCTCGCTCCACTTGGGCGCGTCCCTCGCCGGGTCGGTATAGAGGATGTCGGGGAAGAGGCCGCGCAGCACTGCATTCGACTCAAACTCTCTCTTGATCTGCCTGAGAAACCCTTTGGCGATGGGCCTGGTGTGCGACAGGATGCCGACGGTGATCTCCGGGTCGTTGAGGACATCCTGGATGGTGAGGGCGAAGGTGATGATGCTCGACTTGTAGTGGCCTCTGCTCCACAGGTCGAGGTGATCGTCGGGATCAGTCTGTACTTCCCGGCAGCGGTCCAGAATCCACTGGTGTTGTGCATCCGGCCGGTTCAGCAGGTATCTCAGCAGGTAATACAGGTCGTTCTGTGCCAGCCACCGCAGGGTGGCGTGTTGCTCTGCCGAGGACAGTGCCTGCAATGAACGATGCAGCGTCGAATACTGCGCCAGGGTGGTCGGCAGGATCACTGGGTGCGCCTTGCTTGCCGACCAGGTGGCCCACCTCGGCCACTAGCCGCAGGTACTCGCCTGGGTTGCGTTGGGCCAACTTCCTGAATGACTGCTTGCCCGACTTTTGCCAATCCTCCAGGCAGTCCTGCAGGAATGCGGTCGCGATATGTTGCCGTGCGCCGGGGGGTCGACCGGCTGGGTTGCCCGACTGGCCCTTCACCCACGGGGGTGCTGGTCTGAGGTTGCTGGTGTTGCCCTTCTGCTTTTTCACCTCGCCCGATTTCGCCGCGCTCACGTTCGATCTGCTCCTCTTCCGAGTGGAACCAGCGGAGGATGTTTGTCGGTTGGTAAGGTGCTGAATACATTCACATTACTGCTCGACGTTGTGGACATACATGTCGGGGAATTCGGGATCGGTTTCGGGGTG